CTATTCCTTCTGTTTCTTTAGCTGCTTTTCTTTGTATGCGGCCTGAAGATAGGCCGCCATGCTCATATCATTGGCGGCGGCTGCTTCCTTTATTTTCGCTTTCGTGCCCTTCGGCGCACGAAAAGATATTTGTTCGTAATTCGCTTTCAGCCATTTTTCATTGGCCCGCCTCCTGCTTTCCTGCATTATTTTAATCCTCCTTCATCCGCTACTTTATGTTATAAAAAAGCCAAATTGTAATTCGGCTGAATTAATTCATCTTTTGGCTTTTTCTTTACATATAGTTTTCGCTGTAAATACTATTCTCTTCCCGCCATCTGCGGGCTTCTTCCTCCTGCTGACGATAATGGAATTCCACTATCGCCCAGAACTGTGTCCATGACACTTTCCCGCGTACGAGTCGCATAATATCGGCAGTTGGAAAGTTGTCAACACAAAATGTAAACCCGTGCTTGTCCTCGGAAATGAATATATGAATACTCATTTCCGAGGTTTCCGTACAGAACATAGTGATGAGAAACAACATGGAAACGGCGTTTCCCTTCTTTAATCAATTTCATTTTGATTTGCCTCCTTGCCACCGAGTGGACTATCTATCTTTTCTCTTTCTGATTATATTGTACTGCTATCAGTACAACTTGTCAAGAGGTATCTATATATTTTTATAAAAAAAATAGCGAGGGCAAATACCCTCGCGTAATCAGAAAAAAATAATACTTACTGCTCTGCCGCCGCTTTCTCAAGGACTACTTTTAAGACGGTCAGCCCGCCCTGAATCGCCAGCGGCAGCACAAAAGCATCACGCACTTTGCACCACCCTTTTTCATTCGGCGCATCCTTCTTGCACTGGTCAATCACTTTATCGGCGGCTACAGAAATCACATCCATCCCCTCAGACATAAGCCAATGATTCAAATTTCCTTTCATCGTCTTTCCTACCTCATCAAGCCCCAAAGCATCTACTGCCGTATCGCGAATGTCTACCCATTTGCTCATAATAAATTCTTCCTATCACTTTTACTTTACCCGCGGAAAATATTCCGCAAATCTGGTAAAAAATATTCCATCCTATCGCTATTGAATACACTCATAATCTGTAATTCCACGCGCAATGGCCCGCGCGAAATCATCCTGCTTGTCCGCAAGCAGCGCCGCATCATCGTCATTGTCGATAAAAGCCATCTCGATAAGTACCGCAGGCATATCGGTATACCGGAGTACAAGCAGCTTCGACATATACTTCACGCCGCGATCCGTCGTGCCGAGACTGCCGACAATCTGCGACTGGATGCACTGCGCAAGCTGCTCGCCCGCACCGCCGCCGAAACACTCAACCTCCGTACCCTGTGCCGCCGTATTTGCGGCGTTACAATGGATGGATACAAAGATGTCAGCACCCCACTCATTGGCCGTCTCCGTGACCGTCGGTCCCTGCCGATCTGCATACTCGCTACGTCCTGCCGGCGTCGGCGCAAGATTGTCACTCTGCATGATCTGGCACTCGCATCCGGCGGCTTCAAGATAAGCCGCAACCCGTGCGCCGACTTCTGCCGCCACATCGCACTCACGCAGCCCCGTATTCGGATTGACCGCGCCGCTGTCGTATGTCGTGTCATGTCCCGGATTGATAAATACTTTCATTCTGTATTCTCCTTTCTCTGGCGCGGAAAGGGGTCGATGTCCAGCAGGGCCTGTTCCATCCGCGCCACCTCCTCATCGTAGAAATGATACTGCTTTGCCAGTGACGAAAACCTCCAGAACGCGTCAGCGAAGAGCGCATACTGGAGCGCGGGTATGCGGTTATCCATGCGTACCACCTCCTCCGTGATCAATCGCCGTCCGGCCAAGATATCCAATCAGGCCGCTACCAAGAGTCGTCTGAAGCTCCGTGCTACCCCCAAGGAAGATGGCGGCAAGAAGCGCGGCGACAAGACCAGTTCCTACAATCATATCCGTCGTGATCTTCATCCGATCACCTCCCAAGCGCCCACGTCAAAATGCTTGCAAATATTCCCACGCTGGTTGTACTTACACCGATTGTCCAGCACACATCCCGCTTAAATTCATCGATCCTGTGATGGGCCGATTTGGTGGATTGCAATGCTTCTGTCAAGTCCGTGCTCATCTGATCAATTTTGCGCTTTATGTCTGTATATCCATCTGATACGCTGGCCAGCTGCGTTTCAATTCTGACCAAGCGTTCAATCACATTTTCTCCCATGCTCTATCCTTTCGCACGATACATTAAATGACATTGATTTCCCGGCGGAGGTCTTGCCATATCACACCGCTCCTTTTTATTTGATCTCACCACTGGAAAGATATCCTTTACTTTGCATTTTTGCGATGCGATAATTTACCGCATCACGCTCTCCTCTTTTTTTCTGCGTGATCTCGTATATCTTCCGCCGGCGATACCCATCACATATCAGCCATCCATTTTTTACTTGAATAGCATCTATGCCACCTATTCCTTCTCGATCTCCAAGCGCGGTTTTCGCATCCGGAAGTGCATAAATCAGCTGGCCTTTTGTGTCGTATATCTTTGCATGCGTACCATTACTATACACTTTCAGCTTTCCGGAATTTAGATCAAAGGTAAGCTCTCTATGTCCGCCCGATGACTCTGTATAAGATAATCCATATACCATTGGAGCTCTCAAGGTTATCGCATACGACGGCCCTGTTTTTTCGATCGAGTTTTCTAATATTTGTGACCATATTCCGCCATAATCATATACCTTTTTGTAATTCGCCAAATCGAATCCGCCGGCATTTAATGCGCCGTGACCTTCATCGAAAGCGAAATCATACATAGTAAGAGCCGGCGGAAGCGGCGTTACAATATCTTTTTTTATGACCATTGGATCGCCATTTGTGACCAATATATATACCGATGCTATGATATTGGCATCCGTCCAATATCCTAATCCGGTATGATCTACAGATACAGATTGATTAGTCTCTGTGCGATCATATCCATAGTATAATGGGCGGTCAGTCATCGCAGTCCATTTGTCTATATCATGCACAGAGTAATTTGTAGTCGTATTGATTGATGCAAGATCAAGATTCCCGAAAGCATACGGAAAGCATACGCCTTGCACCCATGCACGGATAACCGCAGTCCAATTTCCATCAGCATCAATCCGTGCGCTATTTATCGCGGCGTATGTACCACATATATAATCTTTGGGCGGCTTGCCGGCAGCCCAATATCCGCCGCTTTTTTGCGAATGATTATACGCCTTTGATTTAATACTGCTAAATGCTTTTTTCAATTCAAAATTTGCCAATCGTACATAGGCAGATAAATCATATGTCGCTATTTTCCCGTCTCGCTTTACGACAAGCGGAATATTCTTTTTTTCTGCTTTTTGGGAGTCTCGATATATTGGCGTATATTCGATATGATCTGACGGATTCCAGTGCCATGATTCTTGCTTTTGTATAGGCTCAGTATTTCCACTGTACAAAAAATCCCCAGCTCTGATTTCTCCGCTTTCCGATTCCACTTTACTGATCGTCTGCCGTGGGATCAGCATATTCCCACCATTCCGCCTATCGCCTGTCGCTAAATCCATATACTTTATATAAGGATATTCCGATGTGATATTATAGCTCGGCTTGTCGATATATACCCCGCCCGAGATGGAATTGACTTTTCCTTTTTTACTGATACACAAATCCAATACATCATTTTCAATAGTGAAATGCTGAGCATCGGATGCAAAAGCATTTCCCGCGCCTGATTTTTTGAATTCATATGATATCCATCTGGAATTTAAATCATAAAGACCGGTATATGTATATGTAGGAATGATACCAGCAGGGATAAAGATATTTCTTCCGCGCCGGCGACACAATGTCAAAGCATATTTACCATCCGTCCACACTTCATCACCAGCATACAAATTCAATGAGCTTGTATTGATTAATTCAAGCCCATTTTGTGTCTTGACTACTCCGGATTCCGCAGACTTTACGACTACTTTATACATCCCGCCTGGCATTAATATCCGCTCCCTACAATTAGCACCTTTCCCGCTTCTTCCGTCGCAATACAATATACTTTGCAGCCATCATATAATCGTATATCTGCTGATGACAGCTCACAATCGTATTCTACTTTATCGATTATGACTTTGTGATTGGATTTGTCGTAAAGTCCTTCTTGTATCTTTACTTCCTTTTTCTCTTCAATTATGGGCGCCGGCTCATCGAAAATATCTACAATCTTCTCGGAAAGTATATCAATCCCGCCCATCAAAACCACCTCACGATTTGCAAAGACTGCCTAAATTCCGTCGGCGTATATCTGACATTATTGTGCTGCAAATAGTATTTATTTCCTTTAAAAATAATGACATCGCGAAAATCGATAATATGCGAATTCGATATCTTTCCATTTATCACCGGATCGACAATATCAAAAGTCAATATCTCCTCTGTTTTACCATTCATTTTGCAAAGCTCATCAAAATATTTTTTATATGATGCTTCATCAATCCCGAATTGATTATCCGGACGCTTCGCGGTACGAATATCACCAAGCTTTGACATGCTGACATAATTTCCGAAAGAATCATATGTATAGCACATAATACCTATGATCTTATTGTGGAAAATATATCGCTCTGTCCAAGCCCCATCATAATCTGACATGATTGATGTCGATATGGATGATGATTCTTCTACATGATTATCGTCTCTGTGAGAGGTATAAGCCATACCATTATTCAGACTGGTATCGATTTGCTGGCTATGCGTGATATTCCCTTGATCATCACCTTCGACAATGCTTTGTGTGACCTTTGTCGTGCCGCGTTTTCCCTCTTCGTCATAGCTATAAGATACTTCCCGATAGCTGCCATCCGGATTACTTGTTTTTGAGCGCATCGGCCTTCCATTTTCATCATAAAGCATGGTCGTATTGTCATCTATTTTTTCTACCGGCTTATTGGGATTTACCTGATGCTCTATCCATCCCTGCTTTACGATATAATCGCTAAATTTGTGAATTTCAGCGTAATTCATAAGCAGTGTCCTGCGAATCATTGGACGAGTAATATTTCTCCCGTCAAGATTTACAGTATTAGGCTCTTTCCCTCGCTGGATTACCCAAAGTACTCCCTCACGGATAAAAGCATTGATCTCGCAGTATGGCACTGTTTTTGACCAGCCAATAAAAGACGATAATATCTCCGGTACGCTTACGCCTCTCGCCGTATTACCAGATTCATCTTGAACTGATCCGGAAACCGTACCTTGCCTTTCAAAAACGAATTTACCCTCGATATTTGCACTAAAATTATCACGAAGTAAAATCTTTGTATCATGACATCCAAGTGCTTTTGAAAGAATCGGGAAAAGACGATTTACTTTGACATATTTGCTATCGCTTTGAATAGAAAGTATTTTTTTCTCATAGCTTAAATTGTAAAAATTCGCCATTGTATTGATATTAGCTATTTTTGCACCGTATTCATTCGATATTTCCTTTGCCAATACTTCATAATTGTAATCTAATACCGATCCTTTTATTGTGTCTTTTGGCATGATTTTTGAGCCATCGACGACATCAAGTGCGATAATATCTGTAACCGTCTGCTCATCGATAGAAATCGAAATAGATTTTAGCTGATTATTGCTCATGATCACCGGGATTCTCCGAATCGTATCAGCTTCAAATTCCAAAGACACGACATTTTTATATTCGAGTCCTGCATATAATATTACATTTTTCCCGGACTGCCGTATTGTGTCCACGATAAAAGTGACGGGCATACTGGTAAATCGTCTCGTGTCGGCATTTACAATCACATCGATAAGGATATCCCGACACATATCAAATACAGATTCTGTAGTCACGGCGATTTGGCGCTGTGTATCATATCCGGCTGATATATCTTTTATATCACGACCGACTAAGCGCTTTGTATCGATATTGATTTCTTCGCTTCGCTGGATTGATCTACTCGTATCGACGCATACATCTACATCTATTTCTTGACCTGGCTTCGGGACTTCGCTTTCGTCCGCCGTCACAATAATCATTTTCACAAAAGATTTTGCATGATTATTTTTTGTCGCAATGACCGCTTTCGGCGTGATACCTGCATGATTATTTTTTGTCGCAATGACCGCTTTCGGCGTCGCTTTAATCACTGAGCATCACCCTTTCGAAGTCATAGTAAATTTGTCTCCACATTTTGAGATATATGATTTTGCTACATCTGTAAAAGTCGCTGTCTCATTCACTCCATCTACTGAAATATCCACCCCGGCCACATCTCCACCGCCCGTAGCATTCGTAAGATATGCCGCTTTATAGACGATTACCTTCCCATCTCCGGCCGCGCTATCCGGTACATCTATCATCATGGATTTACCGACAGAATCAGCTTGATAGCTGCCATCTGAATTTTTCGTCCAGTCCGTCACAGGACTTGCAATATCGACGACAGAAACCGACGCCGAAAGCGGAATTTTATTTTCAGATATAATCATATCTTTAAGATGAAATTTTTGGTTTGAATTACTCCAAGGATCATATATATCAAATTCATGTATCGTATCTCCCGACATACTGGACAAATCAATTGATATACTTTCTGTACCATTATCAACAAAAGAAAATTTTTCTCCCCCTGATTCCAAAACGATATTTATACCATATCGTCTATAAACCGATTTGGTTACATCAAAACTCCCTTGTAATTTATCGTCAATATATACGCCATATATTGACGAATTGTTTTTAATAGAAATAGTATGATTTGTACTTTTAAAAATAAAAAGCACTTTATCAATATCACCCAATTGCGCAAGAAATGAAAGATGTACATTTTTTAATTTTGGTATGTTGATTGGCGTAGCTTTGTCATAACTAAATACTACATATTGATCATTACTACTTTTTTTAAGTACTGCATAATATCCAAATGCGTCAGCATCCAGTGGAAATAATCTTGTCCAAGCCATTTTTATCACCTCATATTATGCCGCCTGTATCTTCGTCACGACTTTGATATTGGTCGATGTATCATTGACCGGCGTTTCTGTACTTGACGAAATTGCTTTAACGTAAAATAATTTATTTTTATTTTCGATCACATCAGAAATAGTAAGTGTCGATGCAAATGTACCGTCAGCCGTTGCAGAAAGCGACCATTTGCTTGTATCTGTGCCGACCAGCGAAAGCGTTGTATCGCCGATGGTTTTATACCCATCCTCACAGCGTAATGCACAAGTGATAACCGCACTTTCGGCTTTACTTGCATCCAGCGTGACCGAAATCGGCGAAGATTCTGCATCATCAGTAGATACCTGTGTACCGTCCACCCCTCCGGCCGTAGGATTTGATTTATATACATTGATATATGCGTTTGCCATTTTTACACCCTCCAAAGCTCTATTTGCGCTGTAATACAATCTCTGAATCGCTTGACATATGACCAACTTTTTACATCAATTCTCGCTTTAAATTTATGTCCATGATCATCAATATCGACAATATTTCTATTGGTGAAATATTGCATAATAATACCCCAATTGGCAGAATCAAATTGCAGTGTCCAAGCCGTTTTTAATCCATCATCATAATATCCAAAGTCCTGCACAACCACACCATTTAAGGTTTGTATTTGAGACTGCCGGCTATCCGGCGTTATCGTCTCATTTTCCGGATCATTCATGCTTACCGCTTCGCCGATATGGACACTCATATCTTCACCACCTTTAATAATTTCTGCCGCCGTCCGTGAATTTTACTTTTCGCGCTTTTGCAAGATATTCAATTTTACGGGCTGTTTGTTTCGCCCACCGATTCATTAATTCTTCGCCTGTATCATTCGTGACCACAGCCCCATCCATATTCATATTGACTACAATTTGAGAATTATCGAGGTATGATTGCTGCCCGCCAGACAGACTTTCCGTCTGATTCGTACCGCCACCACCAATTGAATCAGACAGTGGCGTTATCGACGTGACAAGACTTGTCAAATTTCGCGCCTGATCTTCGCTCCAAAGCGGATAGCTTTGCCAATCTTCATCCGTCCTCCGTATGATTGATACCTGATCTTTCACCCCAGGAATGGCATCCGCCGGCAGCTCAAATTTAGGCTCCTGACTGCCGCGATATACTTCAATCATGGCCTTTTTGACACCCTCATACGTCGCGTCACTAAGCACCGGCACAAGCGATTCATTCGCTTCTTTTAGGGCGGATTGGAAACCGGCTATTTCTGACGGCGACGTAAAATCTGTCGCACTGATTCCATATTGCTTTTGAAGCTCTTTTCGGATCGCATTTACTCCGCCCTGCTGGCCAAGTCCGGATCGAAGCGCATTACGGTATACGTCCAACAGCTTTTTCTGCGATGTGAACATCTCGCGCACCGTATTTGCTTGAATCTGCTTTTTCTTTTCTTCGCTCCATTGAGTAGCTTTGACTTCATCCAGCCCTTTTTGAATCCATGCCTGCTTTTCGCGCTCGATGCGATCCATTTGATTTTGATACTCAGACTGCCAGATACTATCGATCTGATCGGCCACCTGATTATCCCAATCTTCATTGATCTTTGCTTTTCGCTGCTCCGCCCACGCAGTCGCAGCATCTGCACTAGCTCCGGCGCGCATATATGATTTGGCTTGCAAATCCACCTGATCAAGCTGATTCTGCAAATCACTTTTAAAAGCTTCTGCCATTGGCGCGGTCACATTGCGGAATCGATCTTCTTCAATGCGATTCGATTGAGCATTGACAAATTGAGCGATCAATTCATCTGACACACCGCTTGCTTTTGCTTTTTCTACCTCTATCCACATGGCATGCTGTGCATTCTCTATGTCATTATGAGTCAGTGCATATATTTTTTCCGAAAGCTGGCCGGCGGCACTTTTTCGCCATTCCATGGCTTTTGCCGCTTTCATCTGAGCATCAGCATTTTCTTTTGCGGCCTGTGTATTCTTTTGATTTTCAGAAGTATTTTGATTCAGTCTCGAAGAAAATTCTCCCCATCTGACATTTGCTTCACTTACGGATTGTACCGCACGCTGCACCGCCGTCCGAGTATGGCCAAGCGTGATATTATACTGCGATAAATCATAATTTCTATTCTTGACCAGCCGATTACTGGCGTCGTCCCACATGGTCCCTGCTCCGCCAGCCGACTTTTTCCCCAGCTGATAGCGATCTTCAAGCCCTTTCCAGCTTGTATCATATCCGGCAAGACTCATAAGATTGCGGGAGTACTCCGCTTGTAATTTAGTCGTCGAATTATAGCCGCCGTAAGCACCTATACCGGCACCGATAGCAATGCCTATAGGCCCGAAAGGCGATCCGGCCAAACCGCCAGCCAATCCGCCGCCAGCAATACCTGCCGCTCCTGCGAATATATTCCGCGTATTATATCCCGGATCAATAGAGCGCAGAGCATCCTGCTGGTGTTTTTGAGCGTCAGACGTGCCAATCGCAGCAGATATCTTTCCGATGGTTTCAGCAGCTACACCAGCCGCTTTTCCGACCGTCAAAAGTGCCTGCGCCCACCCCTCTATTGCCGTCTTGATATCGTCCTTATTACTGCGGATATTTTGAATCATGCTCTGCATGCCAGACGTCACCTGCGGCATCAGCTCTTTAGCGATTGGCATCATCGCGGCCCCGAATGCCATACTGAGCTGCTTTCCTTCACCGCGCATGATCTTCCATTCCTGATTCAGCTCATGCGCCTGCTTCGGATCAAGCATGCCTGTAGCCTGTATTCTGGACGCCGCTTCCATATTGGCCCGATAATCCTCAAGCAAAGGGATAAGCGCCGCACCACGCGCCCCGAGTATTTGCGTGACAAATTCCTGCTGCTTTCCGGCTTTTGACGCATTTTCATACCCAATCGCCAGCTGACTCAGCTGCTGATTGAGCGGCAAAAGCTTTCCGCTTGTATCTTTTAAAGAAAAGCCAAATTCCGTCATGGATAAGGCCATTTTTGCACTGCTTTCGCCACCGGTCATGATTTGCTTATCCAGCCGCGCAAAAAAAGGTATGATGGCATTGATATCCGTACCAGACAGCATAAATACCTTGCTCAGTTGAGCTGCTTCGCTTGTCGTCAGGTGAAGCCGTGTTGAAAGCTTATACAGATTTTCGCCGGCATCCATCGCTCCCTGAGTGATATTAAAAAGGCCGGCGCCAGTCATGCCTATGGCCATGATCCCTGCCATTTTTGCAGACAGCATACCATAGGCCCCTGACACATCAGATACGCCCTTCTTTGCCACTGATGCGCCTGTGCTGATCTTACTGAAAAGCCCGGACGATGCGGCGGATGCCGCTGCACTTGCGGCTTGCATTTTTCTCAGTTCGGCGTTAAGCCGTGCGACATATTTTTCTTGCTGTAAATAGCGCGTATCTGCCGCGCGATAAAGGCTACTGTTGGCACCAGTACGAGTGTATGCGCTATCACGCGCCTGTCCCAGCAGCCGAAGTTTCGCCGTCTGCAATTCAATCTGACGTGTCAGCGATTGCATCTCAATCGCTTGCTTTTTAAGCGCATCGTCCCCGGCTTTCAGCTCGGAAATATCCGCTTTCAGCTTGACCTGCTTATTCTCGCTATTGATACGGCTGATAGCCTGGCTGATCGTCGCATTCGCTTCATCCATGCCACGAAAAAGGTCATCGAGGTTCAAGCCTATCGTCAGACTAAAATCCGCTTTTTCACCTTTTGCCAATCTTTTTCACCTCACTCAAAAAGGCAGTACATTTTCGATATACGCTCTCTTTGGCTGATTCTTTTTTGCAAGTACAAGAATCTCATCAATTGCCATTTCCAAATCTGTATCATCGACTTCTTGTATGGTCCATCCATACGCTTCATGATATCTACAGTACCACGACAAAATCTGCTCATACGGAGAAAGATTTACTCCTGATCTTTCTCCGCTCCCGCGTTTGGGACTTCTTCAAGCTTCGGAAAAATGAGTCCATGAATCCATTTCACGATATCACGATACGCGGGGATAATATCAGCGACATCCATATCGTCAAGAATGCTTTTATCGATCTCATACACCGTCGCGATGATTTCAAGACGGGAGTCAAGAATCTGCTCCATATCCATCTTTTCGACCGCATCGCGCTCATCCTGCTTCGTGATGATCCGCCACATTTTCATCGTCGGATTCCGCTTCGGCGTCAGCGTCTTTTCACCGACTACAATCTCAGGCTTTTTCATTTCACGCCCTCCTTATAGGCAAAAAGGCAAGTGCTATATACTTGCCTTTTTTTATATCGCCACACCATCACACCGTCGTCAGTGTGTACCAATTCGTCCCCGTCGTCTCGACGTAGTTTTCTGCTTCTTCATCGGCTTGCTCCAGCGATGCGCCGTCAGCCGTGCGATAGATCGCTGTTGCCGTCATGGTCGGCGTGTTAAAGGAGACATTCTCCTCTTTCGTCTTGCTCGTCTCGTCCGGCTCCGTGAACTGAACTTTCGTAAAGCGGACAAAACGCTTTTTACCATTCTGCTTCGTGCTCTCAAACATCACGGCGAAATACGGCGCGACGTCCTCTTTACTGACCGTCAGTTTACCTGCATCAATCTTATGGCCAAGAAGCAACGCCTTGTACTCAAGCGGCATTGTCGCCGTCTCAATCGTCAATTCATATTCGCTCATGACATTTGACGTCGCGACACTCATATTATCCGCGTAAAGCGTCGCCGAATTATTTTTCGGCTTGACCTGCACCTGACGCACCCACGGAATCGCGACAGACGCATCATATTTCGGTGTGCCACCCGACGCATCTTCTGTCAGCTTCGCTACGTGAAAATTCGTCACGCCGACAAATGGCGAATTCGTAATACCGCTTTTCACTGTATCTGCCATCTTATCATTCCTCTACTTTCTTTGATATTGTGTAGTCACATATCATAATGCGCAAATCGTCATCATTGACCTCATTACACATTTTTCGCATATAGCCAAGATTCACCATTGCCGCATTCACCGCATGAAAGAGCTTCGTAAAAGCGCCATTCTTTGTGACGATATGAATGCGTATCGTCACAAAATGCGAGACTTCGCGATTGTCTGCCGTGATATGCGGTACATCCGCAGCAATCCCATAAATCAAGACGGGATAGCTGCCAGCGTCTTTGCTCCACCCGTGATAGATGGATTTCCGCCCCTCTGCCAGCAGCGACGTCACATCTGCCGATGCTTTTAGACTTTGATACACCTCAGACAATACGCTCATTCTCTCACTTCCTCTGCTTCGACTGACAAGCTTGCTGGATTGCTGCCACAATCCTATCATGCACCACAGCCCTATTTGCATCCATCGCCGGGTACAAAAAAGGCTTATTTACGCGCGGGCTAAATTCGACCACCTGACCATAGTAAAATCCCTCATCATCTTGTGCATTTGCGGAAATCTTAAATATCGTGCCATTCTTCTTCGACTCTGCCTTGATGGAATCTCTCAGCGCGCCGGCTGAAAGTCCTCGATTCTCAAGGTATTTGCTGGTGCTTTCCGGGCATCTGCTTTTTGCATCTGCCACGATCATATCAGCTCCATCAGCAAGGGCCGCTTTTGCCGCTTTCAGGACATTTTCGCCAAGCTCGCGTATCTTCTTAGCGGCATCACTGCCGCCGCTCACGTAGCCGCGTGAAAATCCTTTATCGCGGTAATGATTATGTCGGCCCGACATCCTCGATCAGCTCCTTGCACTCTAGCACCGTCCATATATGGCGGCTTTCTGCATCATACGGCGGGGCCGTCATGATCAATTTCTTTCCCTTCCACATGATATAGTCATCCGGTTTGACGCCGGTATAGTATCGGATGACAATCCGATAATTTACCTGATTGACCGTCTCCGAATAGCCATCGCGGATAAGTGAGCCGGATGGCAGTACCTTCGCCCAGCATTCGCGTACTGATTCAGGATCGCCCTGTACGGGATTCCCTTCATCATCCACCGCTTCGGCACGACGCATGATGGATATACGCTCTGAGAGGTCATCAATAGACGTATTCATGATAGAACCGATGTTTCTCATGTCGTACCACCTGCCGCGTAATTTTGCAGCTGTGTCATCATGGACTGCTTCATGTAGTTGAGATTTGCGCGGGAATCATTGCGGGCATCGCGGTTTGTGTAGTATTCCGCAATGAGATCGTACATGAGCTGATCCGCAATTTCCCGGAAATCATCGTATTTCTCATAGCTTGTATCGAAATCAGACACAGCACCGATGAGATACGCTTTCGCGGCATTGATGCAATCCGTCAAGAGCGCATCATCATCCGTGCCGTCGATTTTCAAATAAAGCTTTGCCTTTTCCAGTGTGATAGCCATCGCTATCACCTACCGTCAGGCCGATGCCGTGCTGACACCCAGCGATACGATAGCATCCGCATCGTCAGCGACTACGCCGAATCGCTCGATTGCGCGGATCATCGTCGTATTCTTCGCAAAGCCAGCTTCATTCGAGACAGCGACCTCGACGCCCTGACGCTGGAAGAATGCCGCATAGTCAGCAAGACTGCCGATGTAGAAAGGCACGACGCTCGTCTTAGATGTCAGCAGCGTATTCGATACGACGATAATCTCGCGGCCACGGAATACATACTTCGACGGATCTGCAAGCGACGCTGTGAGAAGCGGGCGGCCCTGCGAATCCGTGAGCTCGTCGAGAAATTCCAGACCGTCCTGATTCGTGTAGATTTTCGCACTGGCAGAGATAGCCGGATCAAGCGTGACATTCAGGGCTTTCGTAATGTCCTTCCAAGTTTTACCGGACGTCTGAGACAGCTTGCCCAGCAGGTCAATGATGACGCCGTTTTCCGTATTGACGGATTTGCGGGCGAATCGCTGACCGATGACGCTCATGATGTCGATGTCGGCATCCTGCAAGAGCTCATTCGATACCGGGATGATGTCGCCATATGTCAGGATGTCATATTTGAGCTGGCCAAAAGTAAGATCATCTTTATTGATGTCGTTGATTTCGTCAAATGCAATGAGCTTGCCCGTCTCAGCACCGATCGTCGGCATCTTGCCAGAATTGGAATTTGCCGTCTGGACATTGCAGTACGATTTCAGTGCGACAAGGCCGCGACGATATTCTCTAAGAATTGCAAGCTGCTCCTCCGGCACAAGATAGCCGCCTTTCCCCGGCGTTGCTTCGACCTGTCCCGGCGTACCGGCCGCATTGAAAATGGCACGCTCTTCATCCGTCAAGACACGGCCCAGCAGTGCCTTATTGAATGCACGGTTCAGCAGCTTCTTTTCATCGCACTTATTCGTCGCGGGCTTTGCGCCGGTCTGGAAATCGCTGAGATCAGCCGCTTCAAGTGCCATGGCCGTCTGATAATCGCGCACGGCGGCAGTCAGGTCATTCGCGGCCTTTGCCGCATCGTCGTACTGCTCCTGCCCCTGCAAGCTCTCGACTTTTGCTTTGAGCTCATCGACGATCTTTTTGAGTTCTACCGATTTTTTCATTCTTTCAATCCTTCCTTTCAGATGGACGCATTGGCAAGGGCAAGCGCGATAGCGGCTTTTTCCTTGCTATGATCGTTCTCTTTTTTCGATCCTTTTTCTTTGATGGAATCATGGACAGTACCCGGATCGCGCTCCATCGTCTTAATCTGAGCTTTAAGACAATCCGGCATATTGCGAAACTGTTTGTCGTTCCAAGCCCTCCCACTGGCGCATGCTGCTGTCTGATCTGACTTTAGAAGTGTAATATTAAAATAATTCGCGGCTTCTACACCGGTCAGCCAGGTTTCCGCGTCAACCATCTCAGAAATTTGCTGTGGTGTAGTACCTTCCTTTGCAGCTTTGATGTAAGCTTTCTCAAGACCTTGCTGAATCGTGTCAAGCATATCGATCGCTTTGCGCAAATCGTCTGCATTGCCGTAAGCCGCTGTCATCGGCTTATGAATCATCAGGTAAGCATTCTCTGGTATTTCTCGCTCATCGGCGGAAAAGAAAATCTGTGTCGCGATGCTACAGCACCACCCTTCGACCACAGCTTTTGTGTGTCCCTTGTGACGTGCGATTCTATTTGCTATCGCCACGCCTGCCGGGATGCTTCCGCCATTCGAATTGATGTACACCGCCAAATCGGCATTATCATCGATCTCGTCAAGCTGCTTCCTGATGTCTTCTGGCCATACATAGCCGCTGATATTTCCTTCATTATCAGCGGCAATCCTTTTCAGCCACACGCCATCTGCATCATCGATGATGTTGCCGGAAATATAGATTTCTGCTTTACCTTCGGCCTTATTAATCACTCTAATCATATTGTACGCCCCTTTCTATTAGGTCTTCCCAACTCATTTTGAAAAATTTTCAAATTAGCTATTGACATTCTTATTCTGGTATGCTTTGCCGATGTCTTCGAGCTTGACGTAGCTGCCATTCACCATATGCACATCGCCATTCGCGCATGGCGGCCTGTCCATAAGTGACAGCGCATCATTCGGCGAGTAGATACCCGCCTGTACGAGCTTCTGGATGACTTCGGCCTGCTGGCTAGGATCGCCACGCAAGATGACGCTGACATTAAATTTAAAGCCCATACTCTGCGTCTGCTCTTTCGACGTCAAAAGCTTGCGGTTTAATTCCTGCTCGTACACGGTCACATTGTACAAAAGCGTATTGACATAAAAGCTGAGATTCTGCGCCGACGAATTCGCGTAGCTCGATTTACTGTAGTCATTCAAGTAATTTGGCTGGACACCGAAAGCGGCGGCAATTTTGAGTGCATTGTATTTGGACAGCTCATAAAATTGCGAATCCGTCAGCTTGAGATCAAGCGTCTGGATGTCTGCGCCGACCGGCAAGGCGATCATCCGACCATTCTCTTGCGACTGCTCGCGAATGCTCTGCAAAAATACTTTCTGCCGCTCTTTACTCATGTCGCCAACATACTTCACGACGGCATTTGCGGTCATGCCCTTCTGATAGAGGTCATTGAGAAAATTCTGCGCTGCCTTATTGCCCGCCATATACGTTGCAAGGATTTCACGCACGGATTTTCCGGCAAGGCCGCTCTGATCCGTTACCCACGACTTGACATGCAGGATGTCGTCAGGCCGCATCCAATAGGTTCTGCCGCTTCGCGTATCGGTGTAGTAGTAGTAATAGCGACGCTGCGTAAAATTATCCGTGTCATTGATCCAGATTTGCATCATGCGCGGGTCTAAAGGTATCAGCCCTGTCAGATGTGCCTTTCTGTCGCGCCGAATGTACGCATAAGCATTGCCATAATGATTGCGGCAGTATTCCATCTGCGTAAAGAATTGCACCGGCGTACACACTTCATTCGGCTCTACCGACAAGATTCTCGTCGTCTCATGGCTGAGAATACGATTCTTGTCAGCATCCATCAGATACACTGGCATCTTGCCAATACTCTCAGACAGGATTTTCAAGCATGTAAAATACGTGATTTCGGCCAGATCAGGGCCGCCGACACGGTTGACCGACGAAAACCAGTCATTCAGGTCTGCAAGCGATACCGTCGATCCGTCTGCACTATTTACTGCAAGGCGACGCGCCGCCGCGTTCTGAATCCTTTTGATAAAGTTCAATCTTTTTCATCTCCCTTTGTGTTAACGATAGCCAGATAATCATCCAGCATGTCATCTGTTGACGCTTTCACATTCTGATTACGCACAAACCATACTTTCCACGCATCGATGATAGCATCCACCGGATCGATGCGGTTTTTCTGTGTCTGCTTATCGACTTTAATCTCACCAAAAGAATTAGGCTCCGATATAATGGCATTCAGCACGCTCCACGTCAAAAGCCCGTTGCTCTTGTCATATCGCACTTGCCCAGCTTCGACGGAAAGCTGGAAATCGCGTGTTACGTCGTTGAGATTGCGGGCGGATTGCTTCACGTCAGTAAGGTCACAGTCGAGTATTCCTTCCAGGTCAGAGAGGAAAGCGCCCGCATTGTGATTATCATAGCCGCACCCGACGACATTGATGTGCAGCCGCTCGATGAGCGCGGCCACGTCAGCCGTGATGTAGTGGTAATCCGTCTTAATGCCGTACATACCAGATGTCAATGTGATGAGCTGCTGTTTCTTCCAGACGCCATAGGGGGCCTCGTCTGTACGGATATGTTCGGCAAGCCGCAATTCTGGCATATACGAATGACTCCAGATGTAGAGCCGCCCGTCATCGAGCGGAAATAGTAATGCAATACTCGTCAAGTCGCCGCCGCTCGACAAGTCGATACCAAGATAGCAGTCACGGCCTGCCATATCGTCGATTGTGAGGTCACACGCGCCATCATGCCATTTCTCAGCATCAATCAAGGCAGATCCATTATACGTCACCCAATAATTGAGCGATTTCGTCAAGAAATTTACAAGGTCCTCACCCTGCTTTTCGCGTGCATCGATAGCTTTTTCCGCAATGCGGGCAAGCATCTCGTCATTCAGCGTGTCATCTTCATTCCAGACGTAGAGCGGATTCGCTTTTGCCCAGTTGTGCTGATCCCAGATGTCATCGTCTTCATCCATCTCAGCGATAAAAATAAAAAGGGAATCCTTCTCGATAGCACCTGAAAGCACCTTTTTGCAGAACTTGTACTGCTCATAGCACGGCCCATTCAAGTTAAATCCAGCCGTCGTGATAGCCAGCGTCAAGGCATTGTCTACTTTGATCTGGCCATCGAGCATAAGTTTATACATCTGATTCGTTTTGTGGGCATGATATTCATCGATGACAGCAAGGATTGATCTAAAGCCGTCCGCGCTTTTTGTATCACGCCCGATAGCCTTGATTTCCGTGCCGGTCACAAGGCTCTTGATGGTACGGTCATATTCGCGCACCTTGTAAAGCTCTTTCAGATTCTTGTCTGACTGGATAAATTTATTGACTTCATCCCACACGATATTCGCCTGATCCTGCTTCGTAGCGGTACAAAATACGCGTCCCATCTCATAGCCTGAAAATGTGGCAAAATCATTGCAAAGCTCACCGGCTAGAAAGCTTTTGCCATTCTGACGCCCGATCTGTATATAGCATTCACGAAATCGGCGGATTTTTGAGCGTTTCTTTCGCCATCCGAAAAGACTGCCCAGAATGAAATTCTGAAAGCCGCGCGTCTTGAGCGGTTTACGCCCTTCACCTTCGCCGATGGTCAATTCATTGGCCAGACTGATATGCTTTTCAGCCTGCTCGACGTCGAATATGTACGAGAAATCCTTACGCTGCATATCATCAAGATGGCGTTTACACGCTAGGTATTCGGAATGCCCGCATAGCTTTTCACCATCGACAATCTTTTTCGCGTATTCCGTCGTTCGGTCTCTCATACGTATTTCAGGAATTTATTGACTTCCTTGCTCTCTTTCTCTGGCACGATGAGTTTCAGCCGGTCAGTTGTCGCAAGCCCCAGTTTCGTGCTGCACTTCATGATCTGATTCGATGCGGACTCCGCAATCTTGACGTATGGCGACATGGACGGACCGAATTTTCCTTCGTAAGTTTGGCCATTCTCGCGCAGATATTCCGCCGCATCAAGATAGCGGTCATAATTATCAGCATAAATAGCCAGCACTGCCATATCAAGATTATCGAGCATGTCGATTGCCGCCGCTTCACGCACGACACGGTTATATTCTGCCGCCGCCCGCTCAGACAGCCACGACGGCGCACCCGCCATGAGCGCATCACGGTCAATCTTGATTTTTTCTTCCTGTATCTTGCGATTCATCTTTTTCTGCTTGCTGATATTTCCAATCTGCATATCAATCACTTTTCTAGCTCGTCCCATATCATCACTCCTTTTATAATTGGTTAATATTATCAATTAAGCTTTATTTTTATTTAGCGTTTCTGCACGAAAAAGTAGAGACGCGTTAAATCGGGCGCCTTCAAAAAACAATTTTGGGGCTCCCCTACCCTCTCTGACGGGCTTCTAATCATTCACGCATATCATTTATCGTGTCATCCTTTCAATGTACCTTCACGGACGCGTAGGAGCTTTTCAATCATATTTTCTTTTTCCTTCCCGCCCGCTTTATAAGCAAGATGCACGCGACGGTGCATAGAATCCGATAAGAATATTAAATTGTCGAGCGATGCTTTAAGCTCCGGCCGCTCATCAGCCGGATAGATGTGATGCGCGATCCTGCCGGGAACCGCCCGATGCTCGTAGTACGCTAGATACTCATCACGATACAGCGCACGAGCACGGCACGCTTCCGCCAGCTTGTGCCAGCGTGCTGACCAATAGAAATCGGTCTGCTGCTTTTTACGCGTCTGATTGTAATCATTTCGGCATAGACATCGCGTCCCTTGTGGGATTACCCTGCCACAATTCTGACATATCTTTGTCAGCATATATCATCATCGCCTTAGCGCTATCGTCATCGCTATGCCGTCGTCGTACAGCATAGCTTTTGTAGCCACCGCAGAGAAAAGAAAGGTCAAGTGAGGAGAGATTTGGGGATATATATCCAGTATCATCTTTAGAGAAATGCAGTAGGCGGTGGACTGCTGCTATTATCATTGTACCGTGCTTTCTTCTAGGTCTTCCCAACTCATCATAAAAAAAATCGCGAAAAGCTATTGACAACTTTTCGCGATGCGTATCTATTATGCCAGGGTTCGCACGACGATATATACGCCCTCATGATCACGGCTGTAGAATTTTTCTACCTGCTCGCTGACGACCTGGCAATCATCTTTCCAGAATCCCGTCCGCGTCATGCAGTCTTTGAGCAACTTGATCATATTGTCGGTATCCGGCTTTGTGGTCTTCCAAGCCCATTCTGTCAGCAAGCTTTCATCCCGATACAAAAATTTGACTTCCAGTCGAATGGGACCTTGCCACGGCTCACGCGGTGCGTACTTTGAAAGATGTGCCATGTAGCTCTGCCGTGCGTCCTTGACTTCTGGCGGCTCGTAGAATCGCGGCTTACCATGTACCACGCTTACCTTGTGTTCTTGATGTGTAGCTGTCGGCACTCGCATTGCTATGAAAAATGAATTTCTCATTGTCGGCTCCTCTCTTTCTGTAGCTGTCCACTCAAAAATCCTTCTCACACTCTTTTTTTGTTGGCTTTTGCTTAAAAAAGTTCTTGAATCTGGATAGGTATGGGGGGCGCATTATAAGCCCCCATACCGTATATCCAGTTTCAAAACCTTCTTTTTTAAGCCTGAAACCATATTATTAAAACTATATGTATATATAAGACAAAAAAGTTTCAGTTTCTCTTGATCACTCGTCAGTGTCTTCTCTCGGCGTCACAATCCCATTGTCGATATCGAAATCACCAAACTTTTTCAACTTCTTGCGCATACCTGGCTTTGTCATTTCTTTGCCAAAAATTTCTTCGGCACGCTCTACAAAGTCATCAAGCCGTACACGCACCACGCCATCATCGTCCGGCTCTTTGTCGGTGGCTATCAGCGTATAGGCATTTGTGATGGCAAGCCGCTCTTGCTCTGCCTTTGCCGCCTTGCGACTGCCGTCAGACTTATCGCGCTGATGGAAGGTCTTGCCATTGATCTCCACGTCGGGCCGAATGTCTTTTAAATATTCCTCTGTGTCGATTTTGTGGATGGGCCAGCTGAAAAAGATGTCTCGGGGCTCTGGCTTTTTGAATTCTCTCAGCGTGCAATCTACACGCCATGCCGTGACGTGCCGCGCGTCATCTTCGGCGCGGCTTGCGATGCGGTGAGCTTCTGCCGCCTGCTCTTTTGTGAGATGGTCATCACACCATCCCAGCAGCTGGAATTTTGATTCGCGGTCATCAAGGCCGATATCGTCGCGCCATGCCGGATGCACGCCATCAAGATAGTGCAGCACGCTCTCACATGCCAGCTTATTGGCCATATAATCGTACTGCTTATCCTTCATCGGCAGCTCGATAAGGTCTAAGAGAGCGTCAGGATCGCGGGCAAATACCCCCGATCCGCTTGCCCTGTCCATCGACTTTTTCCCGCCTTGTGCGCCCTTGCTGTGATGGTGACAGTAAATCACACTGCATCCGACCTCAGTCGCCACCTTGTCGAATTGATTGCAGAACAGGGCCATTTGCTCTGCACTATTTTCATCGCCCGTGATGACTTTGTAAATCGGGTCTAAAATAATGGCCAGCGGATTTGTCTTGCGGGCGCGTCGGATGAGCGACGGCGCGAGCTTATCCATTGCGACCGACTTGCCGCGCAGATTCCACACTTCGAGATTGTCGCTCCACGCATCCGTCGAGTCGCTGGGATAGCCGATAGCATCGTACACATCAAAGATTCGATTCGTGCAGCTGTCTTCATCCAGCTCGAAATTGACGTAAAGCACCCGGCCCTGCTTGCACTTCATCCCCAGCCATTCGCGGCCCTCAGCGATGGCGATAGCAAGCTCGATCTGCAAAAAAGATTTACCGGCTTTCGACGGCCCAGAGATAAGCATTTTATGACCGTAGCGCAAAAGTCCGTCAATGACGCACGGTTTAAGCGGCGGGCGGCCCGCCCTGTATCGCTCTTTGATGTTGATGAAATCCGGCAGGTCATCATTCTGCTCTGAGTACCATTCCATCCAGTCATTCCAGGTATCTTGTCCGATATTTTTGTCGATCAGGAATTGCTTTTTGCCCGCCCGCGTCACGCCCGGCATTCTTGAGAGTCGCGACGGATTCCGATTCTGTTTGTCGAGCGTCAGGCCATTTTCCTCGCATACCTGATAGAGCTTATCGACGCGCTTTCTGTACTCATTGTATGAGCTTGCATCAATCTTGACGATGGCATGTACGCTCTTGCCGCCTGAGTAAACAAGCGCGGCAATCGGCAGCTCCAATTTACGCACGATTTCATTCTGCTTGTCGATGCTCATATTGTCTGCTTCGATGAGCGCATATCGGTAATCCGTCACATTGTCATTGCGGACGCCCTTTCCGTCGAGCGGATTGAAGCGAATCCACGCGCCACAGCATGGATCGTAATCGCCTAGAGTCTTGCCAAGATCGTCGCCGTACTTCTTGAGCTCTTCGATGATTTGGCCCGCCGTGCGCGTGTAGCACCCTTTATTCGCTGGTACGTACCTTTCATCGCGCTTGATGGACTCGACGCAATAGCCTATGTAGTCATCAGGCTGAAAGAGTGCTTCAAGGTATTCGATGAGCTGCTGGGCCGGATGCCATTCTTTCGGCTCATGGATTTCGCGGCCTTCCAGCCAATTCCGATCGATGATACCGCGACGCGGGCGCGTGCCGTCGTCGAAGTCGAATTCTGAATCCCATGTGAAGCTGCCCTCTGCTCGCTGGTAGCTCCATCCGTGCCGGCGTGCCATTTCGATGAGCGTGCCGCCCGTGACTGGCTTATCTGTGCGCTCTTGATATGATTCCCACTTTCGCGCGCATTCGCCGCTATGGTATCGGCTCGCGTCCTGTCTGCTCCATTCATCCCACACAGATGCAGAAAAACCTTCATACTTTAATGCCATGCCAATTTGATACCAATCTTGATAATTTAAATCACGCGGATCAATGTGCTGCAAAGCATCTAAAAGGATTTCTTTTTCCATTTTTACCTCTTTATTCTCGACTCAATCCAATTCTTGATTGCCATAATAAATAATGGCAATATCCAGATTTATTTGTTGTGGTTCTATGTATTTTTTTATTCCAGCGGATCGAAATAGATAAGCCCGGATAAATCATATATAAAAGCTCATCCGGGCTTCTAGGTTCACACACTTTCCAATCCCATTTCTGCAAATAGGCCATAAAATCATAAATATCTTTTAGCCGTATTGTACCGGGATATCCCAATTTTTCTTGTCGCTCCGCTTTTTTAATTATTCGCGTAAGCTCAGTCATAAATTTACCTTTGATTTTCCATCCTTAAAGCCGCAAAGATATCCGGCAATAAAAGAAACCACAATACAAATCAGCGATACAATTCCACTAATTACGATTTCACCGTGCATATGCTCACCTCCATTAAATATTGAAAAAGGAAAGAATAATAATATATACTCCTGTTATTCCTACACCTATTGAAAATCCATTCAAAAAGCCTAAAAGATAGTCACTCATGATCTTATTTCTCCCGCGCGCTCTCTCATTTTCTTGTCACCCCATCGCTGGACATCTTCCAGCATTTTCCTCGTGTCGAGTCCTTTGATCTCGCTGTCTAGCAGATCGATCAGCTCACTATTTGTCGTTTTTTCCAGCGTCATATCGTCACAAAATTCGTTGAAGTCAAAAGCAAGATCGCGAAGCCGTTTTGCCCCATACCCGCGCTTGATTCGGGCATATGCAAGGACCAAAAGATACATCATGCCGCAGGTTTCCGCCTGCACTTTCGGCAACTCTTTTCTCTTCCAATCCTCATACGCTTCTTTGCCAAATCGCTCTGCATTTTGATCCAGCTTTTCTATTGCATCCGCGACATCGCCGGACTTCGCTAGCCGTCGCTCCATCGCTCTACGCTGCTGTCTTGACATACTCATGATTTACCCCCATTCTCCAAAATCTTTTTCCTGATCTTTCAACCCATCAGTGCAATCTTTTTTGCTTGTATCACTATTGGAATTAAGTAACCCCACTACGATTTTTGTCGCAACTTTAGCTTTTAAAGCTTCCGCATCTTTACCGTTTTCTTTCGCAAAGTCATCAAGGACCGTACCAATACAAAATCCAATTTCATACGAGTTCAGGCCATGCGCTTCAACTTTTATATGATTTTTATCTGTAGTATCAATATAAAGCTTCATAATCAAATTCCTCATATTCTTTTTCATGGCAATCTTCCACAATGTACGCTTTCCGGCAAGCTTCAAAATACTGGATCGCCGCTCGATACGCTTTATAGTGCGCCGGATTTGGTTCTTTCCCGTCCGGCCCGTATATGCCCTCAATTCGCTTTTTAAAGCTATCAAGATGATTGCCGGCATCATCGTCCCAGCATCCGCATATGATGCAGTCGTTGATGGCGTCATAGTAGGTATTCCGTCTCATACTTCCTATACCACCAGCCACGTAAATACCTGATGGCAGGTCTGCTCCATAAAAATTTGCATGAAAAAAATTTGCTCCTTGAATCTTTGCACTGCTAAGAGTAGCATTACGAAGATTTGCGTAACGAAAGTTTGCTCCGCGAAGGTTAGTGCATTCAAGATACGCATCGCTAAGATTTGCATAATAAAAATCTGCTCTACGAAGGTCTGCTCTGTAAAGGTCAGTGTATTCAAGGTTTGCATCGCTAAGATTTGCGTAACGAAGGTTTGCCCAGCGAAGGTCTGCGCAACGAAGGTTTGCCCCGCGAAGGTTTGCTCTGTGAAGGTCTGCCCCGTAAAGGTTTGCGCACATCCCTTTTTTACCATCAGTTTCTAGCCACTCTTTATGATCGTGAAGAATTTTATTTAATTTTTCCTGTTCCATGATTTGTCCCTTCCCGCTTGTACTTTATCTCCTACTTTCATCGACAACCACCGCCCTACCTGTGAGTAAATCCTCTAAAATAAAACAACTAAAATCCATATACGGAGTGTCATATGCGCCACGCACCCTAAATCCGCACGTAGAGAACTCGCACTCAAATCTATCGTGATCGCGTTCTACAGTAAATCGTTCGCCCAGCTTTTTGCCGAACAACGCAGCGACAACCTCCATTTTATTCGGCTTATCTTCATAATGACGCTGGATAATTCCAAACGCACCTTCCAGAACTTGTTTCTTCCGAAATTCTACAAGTTCACCGTTTTTACCAAATAATTCATCACATTTATTTTCTGCCATCTGAATCACGCTCCCTATGCAACGCCAACGTTGACAGCTATCACATCTTCCCATGGAATCAATTTCGCTTTTTCTGCCAGTTCTTCGTCTGGCCATTTTTCAGCATCATGGCCATAGTAGCTATAGCAATCTTCAAAATCATCGTTTTCTTTGCTAACCCAAATTTCTCTAGCTTCTGAGTAAGCAATTGTCTCTATGCATGGTTTGCTGTGAAAATTACCTGCCCAACTACCATAATCGTCACTTATATTTTCTGAATCAATCCATACTACTACACGCATTTTGGGGTTATTTAAAATTAAATTTGATAATTCGATTGCGTATTCGCGGTTTAATTCGCTTTCTAATTTCATTGCTTTCACGTTCCAATCACTCCCAATTAGTCATTGTCAGCTCTCCACTTTCCATATTTTGCTAATTCAATCACTAAACTCAACGCGCATTTATTAGCTTTTTTGATATAAGCGGGACACTTGTTGCACTCACTACACTTTGCTATTTCCTCGCATAAGTGCTTTCTATACTTCATCAATTCGCCAGATAATATTATTCTGTCCGAATACTCATAACTCATTGCTATTCTCCTCTTCCCACTTATCCATCATGTATCGCTCTCTTTCAGCCTAAGCCCGAACAGGCTTATCTCATCCGAGTTGTCCTCCTTCTTCTTTCGGTTGATCCACCAATCGAATACATCTTCGCCGGTTTCCCATGCGTCGCAGGGCAAGCCGTCGGCTTTCCGCTTATCAATCATCCGCTGGAAAGTCTTTTTATATAGCTCAACGTACTTCGGCCACCGCTTCATATCGGCTACTTTCTGAGCTTTCGATGTATACGGACATAGGATGCACCCAATTCGCTTGTGTCCTTCATCGTACAGCTTGCAGTATGGGACATGATACGTGCGGATATACTCCCAAACGTCCGATTCGCTCCATTCGATGATCGGATGGATGAACCTTTTCCCACTGTGTCCTGTACACGTCTCCGTTAGCTTTCTTTTTGCTCGCTTTGCGCTCTCTTGGTGCCGGACGCCTGTCACGACGAACCGGCCTTCCCCGCCGTGCTCTTTGAAGTATTGGCAGCAATATCTCACTAGCCGAGTTGGTGGCATGCGCTTTTTGGGGATCAGCTCCCACATCGACATTTCCGGACGTAACCGATTCGCCCACGCCTCTGGATAGTTCTCACGGATAAAGTACACAAGTTCCGGCGGGTCCACCGTCGTTACCGAATAATGTACGTCATACTTGACGCCCGCGCGCTTACACAGATCAAGCACGACGCAGCTATCTTTTCCACCGCTGAAAGCTACATAGTAGCCCTCTGGCGGCTCGTGCAGTTTGAGCCGATTGATTGCAACCTTTACTTTGTCAATCTCTCCGTAAAGAGTCATTTCTTTGAGCATGTAAAATCAATCCCGCCTTCCATCTCGTACTTCTTTTTTTTCACCGCCAAGCTTCTCAATCTGCCACCCGGCACAACTCATTGACTCTGCATCGGATATATGCCCCTGTGTCCTCCGACACCGCATTCCATCCCGATCATACTTTAGGCATGTATCACAGCATCGTATCAGATCGGCCATCATCGGCCGGCACAAGCGGCAAAGTCTCAGCTTCATCCTGCCGACGCGGTATCTTTTGGCTCCATCGGCGGAGCACACATCGCAGTATGCCATTCCTTATCCTTCCTTCATTGGAATAATGATATTCCTTCATTAAGCTGAAAATTCAGCATATTTTCTTTTGCAAGCTGGTAAAAATGTCCGCCTGCCTAGAAAAGCGAAATTTCTACACCAGCAATCTGTAAGCGCTGGCCCTCCTGCTCGAAACGCTTGTACCGCACTTTGAAAAACCTCCCGGCCGGAATCATCAAGCCGCTTGAAACCTCTGGCGGGACGTACTCGCCGGACGTATTCTCGCCGAGATCACGCAAGTCGCTCAAAGCGGCAATGATATGGTTCCGGATGAGGTTGAGGTTACAGCCATCCGGCCATGCCGGGTCGCTACATCCATGCTCGAAAATGTCTCGCCAGCGCTCCAGCTCCCGCCGTGCGTATTCGCGTCTTGCCGCCACTGCATCCTTATCGCCGAGTGGCTTGAGCTGGAGGTACTTCTGTACGATCATGTCCAGTTTTTTCTTTTCCATTGCCGCGCATCTTCAGCACTCTTCCAGCAGTACGAGGTGGATGCCGCCCTTGCTCTTGAGCTTCGGATTTGCCAGTGTACCAATACCTATCGGGATCCCGTTGACAAAAGCGGCGTAAAGCCGGAGCTTTTCGCTCATCTGAATCGCTTCCCGCCGTCACGCTTTGCATTGGAATCATTGACCTCCTGATACATCCTTTCCCGGTCATCCGCTTTAAAGCCCAGCTTTTCAAGTGTGGATATGCACGCGGTAATGGTATCGACAAGCTCCCGGCCTAAGTGCAGATAAGAGTCATTATCACGATTCAGATTATACAGACGGAAAGCTTCGACCACTTCTTTGACTTCTTCTTTAATTTTCATGACGTAATCAATGACATCCCAATCTGCATACAGCGGGCCATTACAAGGCCGCGGAAGGATGGATTCTTTTTTATCTTTATGTGTCATTTTTATTCCCCTTTACATATGTCCGGCGTAGTCAGCCCCCAAAAATATCAGCATCGCGAGAATCAGCCATAAGATTTCTTTCAGCTTTTTAATATTCATTACTTATCCTTCCTTCTTTTCCGGCTGATAGCTCGCCGGATCAATGTCTCGCGGCGTGCGCCATCCATTAAATGCGATGCGATTGATGAGCTTTTTTGCTGATTCAAATTGCCACATCCCCACATGCTGGAATCCTCGAGACTCCAAGAATCGAATCTGCTTTGGCGTCGAAAGCCCCTCATACGCGCGCTTGTGGAGACGCCCCAGAATCTGCGATGCTTTGCCCGCGCTCTGAATCTCATCCGGGAATATGCCGTATTTTTCAAGGTCTTTCTTCTGCTTATCCGATGGCGGCTCAAGCTCCCAGCCGAAAGACGGCACATAGCTGCTCAAATCTTCGGCCTGAATGGACATCTCAAATTGTAGCGGGTCTACCAATTTACGCTTTCGCTTCTTCATGAGTGCCAGCTTTTCGGCCAGTGCTTCTTCGCGCTCGCGAATGACATCTTCACTTGCTTTCTTTTCGACTTCTTCCAGGTCGAGCGGCACGACAGCATCTTCGATCCGGCGCGTCATCGCGGCGGCAAGCTCATCGCCCTTTGCCAAGAGATGCGCCGGGCGGCAAAGCTCATGGCGCCCAGTCAGCCACAAAAAGTCGAGCAATAGCAGCTCTTTTTTGCCCGGAAATAGTCGCGTACCGCGCCCCACCATCTGACTATACAAACCGCGTGATTTTGTCGGTCTGAGAATGACAATGCAATCCACTGACGGGCAATCCCATCCCTCTGTCAGCAACATCGAATTGCAAAGCACATCATATTTCCCACTGTCAAAATCAGCGAGTATCTGAGCGCGATCTTTACTCTCGCCATTGACCTCAGCCGCCCGGAATCCATGCGACTGTAAAAGCTCTGTGAATTTCTTCGATGTGGATACGAGCGGCAGAAATATGACGGTCTTTCGCCCTTTACAATATCCCTTCATCTCAGCCGCGATCTGCTCTAGATACGGGTCTAGGGCCGTGTCGATGTCGCTTGCCTTGAAATCGCCCGCTGATATCGTGACCTTGCTGATGTCCAGCTTGAGCGGGATTGTCTGAGCCTTGATCGGCGTCAGATAGCCGTCACGGATGGCAGACGGCAGGCTGTATTCATATGCGATGCTGTCGAAAAACTCTCCCAGGTCTTTCATATCTGAGCGGTCAGGCGTCGCCGTCACGCCCAGCACTTGCGCCTTGTCGAAGTATTGCAGGATATTCTGATAGCTCGTCGAAATCGCGTGATGTGCTTCGTCGATGATTATTGTCTGGAAGTAGTCGCGTGGGAATTTGTCAAGACGATTCTGCCGCATGAGTGTCTGTACACTGCCGACCGTCACCATGTACCAGCTATCAAGACAGCTGCTCCCAGCTTTTTCTAAGCTTGACGCAAGTCCTGTGGCCTTTTGCAGCTTATCAGCGGCCTGCTCTAAAAGCTCGCCGCGATGTGCCAGTATCAGCACATGACGCCCAGCCATGACGGCATCCTTTGTAATCGCTGAAAATACGATAGTCTTTCCCGTGCCGGTAGGAAGAACGAGCAGGGTTTTCGCCCTGCCATCTTTCCATTCTTCTTCTACGCGGCGACGGGCTTTTTCCTGATACGGTCTAAGCTCTATCGCCATTTCTTATCCCTTCTTTATGTAGTGAGAAACGTTATTATAGGTTTTGTCGTTGTATTTGCGATTCGTGATTTTCGCGCGGCCAGCCATGCCGACAAGGTTATCGCTCCACCAAGCCATCTTTACTTTACTGCCCTCTGTGGCCAGACCTACGGACTGGAAAAATCCGCTCATTTTCTTTGTATTTATGGGGTTGGGGTTGATGAAAAATGAATCATTGATGACGACATCGCCTTTGTCAGTCTTGATGCCGATCTGAATTTTTGCGACAGGGCATGGCGGGATAGTGTGGCCATCTTTTGCAGTACCGCCGTCATAATGTGACCGCTGAAAAGATCGGACCACATACCCATATTCTCCCGGCGGTAAGATGACAAATTCGTCCGGATCGTCGAAATCGAATTCTGAATCCCATCCAAAATCATTGGCTGGTGCTGCCGTCTGCTGTGACTCTGCATTGAAATTGAAATCATTGCTCATTGGTATTCTTCCTTTCTTTCTTTAAAATGGTACGACAAGTGAATCCTCAAGATGGATTCCCTTATCGGACATAAAGCTTTTTACCTTTGGCCACTGTCCAAGAATGACCTGATCAATGAATGCTTTGGGCATTTTATTGACCGGTACATATCCGGGCATACAATTGGATTCTTTTGCGAATCTGGAAAGCTCATCCAGCGTATACCCTTCTTGGTCGATAATTTTGAGTACACGCTCATCCACACCATCGCGTGATTGCTTTGTATCGTCTTTCTGATCGTCCTGATTCGTCGCCTGAGCGGATTTTTCTTCGGTATCAGTGGTTTCCTCGCGTTTCTGCTTTTGCGGCTCTTGTGGCGCGTCTGATGGCGTTACAGACGCATTGTCAGGGATGTATTTTTCAATCTGCTGATAGTCAAATGGCATTTCGTCCGGCAGACCGTATCTATTTTTCGCGTCCCATGTCGGTGCATGTGATGCGTACATAACGCGCCGTCCGCCCTGGACTTTATTCTTGCCATTGACCTTAGTGACAATCTCTTTGTAATTCGCAAAAAGCACCATGTCCGCCCATTCTTTGACGAGCGCGACAGTCTGATTACCAGCTTTGCCACCTAATTTAAGCTCGTAGCGGTCAAATGCGCCCGTTTCATTAGGCAGCTCGAATTTGCGGATCAAGCAATGTGCTGTGATGACGATATTCACGCCGCGCTGATTTATTTCAGTCAGCGTGTCGAGTACTTTGCCGAATTCCTCTTTGACGTAGACGTAGCCTTTGCCATAGCTGAAATCCTCTATCCCGTCCTTTGCATACTTCTTACAGACGTAGGACTCGCAAAGCCGCTCCATCCAATCTGCCGTGTCGATGACGAGCGTCTTTATGGTAGGTGGATCATTCGCGGCGTCATGCTTGACGGCTTCGACTTCTGCAAGAAGCATCTCCCATGACGTCGGCTTCTCGAATCGTGCGACGTCCATCAAATCGGTGCTTCCCTCTGTGTCAATAAAAATTGGCGAAGGGAATTGAGCGGCGAATGTGCTCTTGCCAATACCTTCCGGGCCGTAGATGACGACACGGGCAGGCTTACTCTTGAGCGGGCCGCGCGAAATCTTGATACTCATTCCTCATCATCCTCGCTTTCATCGTCATTGCACATGTCGCGGATGGTCTTGATCATTGACGCTTCGATGTCGTGCAAGCACATGATAGCGTCAAAAGGATCCATGCCGGACTCTTTCAGCAGAGTGATAATTTTGATGCTTACGAGCGTATCCGTATTGATTTTCATAGTCATCACCTCATTTGATGCGCAAGGAAATGCCGCTTTCCAGATGGCAGTACGGCACGTCCTCGCCCTTCTTCAATGCGTCCTTGATGGCGGCCTTATCAAGCTCGTAATGTTCAGGAATGACATCAAGATATTCATCCGGGATAGTACCCTTATATGGAATCCCCTCTGGTACGGTCACTTTGAGCGCGGGCGGATTATTCTGGATGCTCATGCGCCCGATCGTCGTATCGATGCGGCTCTTGCCGAATGCCTGCAAGCCGTCGATATAAATCTGCTTGATGCGGCTGATCTTATTGTCGAGCGTGCGGGCATTCGCCGTCAGCCGCTTCGATTCGGCTTTCATTGCGTCGCGGCGTGCTTCGAGCTCACGGATGAGCCCGATGCCATTCTTGCATTTATCAGTCATGTCGCACTCAATGGATTTGAGCCCTTCTTCGAGCGCGTCTAAATCCATCGTGTCATCCAGTGCCAATTCAAGGATTTCCTCGAATGCCTGAGACAGCTCGAATATAGATTTACTCATTTATTTTCCTGCCTTTCTGTGATAAAATTGATTTAGGTCTTGTGGGCTGTACACCTTGTACAGCTCATTTTTTTTGCATTCTTTTCCACCGCCGCTCCTTGTATCGCTCGCGGGCGATGCGGATGCTCCTAATCCAGTGCTCGTAGCAGTAGGATTTGTCGCGATATGTGTCCTTACCACAAATGATGCACCGCTTTTCTTGACGCGCCCGCTGATACCGTGCTTTCTTCTCAGCGCGGATGCTCTCGCGTCGCTCCGGATCAGCGCGGCGATTTGCCGACTGCTGTCTTTTCTTCTCAGCGCATTCATGGCAAAGAGCCTTTCCCGGATCAGCGTCGCGCTGGTGACAGCATGTACAGATACCGTGTGCTCTGTACCACTTATATTGTTCCCGGTAGTAATCCGGGCTCATACCTACAGTCACCCCCTTTCAATGCGTTCTGCCAGCTCGTCGAGCGTGATGCCCGCAAAGTCGGCTAGTAGCTTTGGATTGATGTAGTAAGTGTACCGCTTGCTAGGCGGCGCGATTTTGATCGCCACGCCGATAGGCTCACCATTAGCCTTGAGCAAGCCGCGCTGTAATCCGATTCGCACGAATTGATCAGACTTTCCGATGACGCGGGCGGCGTCAGCCGGCGAAATTTTCATTTATATTCCCCCCAATCGTCCGAGAAAAAGATGCTACACACATCTTCCAGCGCCAATGGGATATATCGCATCATCTTGTGGATTTGCGATATGGTGAAATCCCCATCTTTCATACGGGTGGAAAATGTCGCTTTATCCATTCCAATGGCCTTGCGTACGTCTTCCTCCGTCAAGCTGTTATATGTCATACAGCTCCGGAGCAAATGGATATTGATACTCATTCTTCCACCTTCTTCATTTGGTGTTTATTGGCATAAGCGATGAGATCAGCTTCGGCATCGATTTCCCTATCATGCCAAGGCAAGGCCCGGACGCTATGCCAACTTTTTTTTGGTTTTCGATAAAATACGGAAAATGACGTCCCGCCCAGACCGGGCCGGACAGTGTACTGCCACCTTCGAGCATCTTCATAAATCATCATTTCTCCCCCCCTTTTTGACTAGAATTTAATTCTAGTCAAATACCAAAATAAATATAGTCTATCGGCATTTGATAGACATCAGAAATTATCCGCTGATAGCAGGGAAGAACCCTGCTGGGGTTCTTCTCCCACCGTATCAGCCGATCCTTACCGATACCAAGCTTCTTTGCCGCTTCCAGCAAAGTCAGCCCGGCATTTACACGAGCGGCTTTTAAGCTGATTTGAATCATATATTTCACCTCCTGATGCTTGCTTGTCTTTTATCGACAATGTTATTGTACTAGAATTTAATTCTAGTGTCAAGCATTTATTTCTAGTTTTTTAGAATTTTTGTTGCAAATACTAGAATTATATTCTATAATATGATTGTAGGAAAGAGGTGCGCAAGATGGTAATATCTGAAAAAACACTAAAAGCGAGGAAGCTTTTCAGCCGCCGGCTGCGTGAGCTTTTGGAATCACGGGATATGAATCAAAATGATCTCGCGAAAGTGCTGCATGTATCCGAAAGCACTGTCGGAAAATGGACTTTGGGGAAATCTATGCCGCGCACAATGGGCGGCATCCAGCAAATAGCAGATTTTTTCAATGTGGGCAAAAGCTATTTACTGGAAGAAGGGACCGCACTTGATGATTCGAATCAAGTCAGACCATACTATTTTGATCCGGAAGTCGCGGCCATCGCCAATGAGCTGAAAGAGAATCCAGATATGCGCATCCTTTTCGACGCATCGCGCAAGCTGTCAAAGCAGGACATGAAGACCGTAATCAATATGATCAAGGCCATCACGGATAAAGAGGAATAGCTTATGATAGTCACAAGATTTATGGATTTACCATGCTCCATTAAAGCATTCTCGCGTAGTAATGCGGACGGAAGCTATACCGTCATCATCAATGCATGCTTATGCCGTGAGCAGCAGGAAGAAAGCTATCGGCATGAAGTCGAGCACATTTTGAATCAGGATTTTACTGCGCCGGACAGCGCAGATCATATAGAGTCGTACCGCCATAAAATGGATTGAAGGGGAGTGATAAAATGAAATGGATTTTATCGATACTAGCCAGTATGATTTTTTTCACCGGCACAGGCTATGCCGAATCATTAAAGTATTTGAAGGTACGACGGATGGATATATCTATGATCTGGTCAGCGGTCAAGTGATTCATGCTTTGATCGACAGCTCTGCCGCTTTTAATTGAATAAAAAACCGCCCATGCGGCATTATGGGCGGTTTTTGTGTACATGGAGGTATATTTACTATGCGTCTACCCAATTCATACGGATCAATATATAAGCTGAGTGGGAACCGTCGCCGCCCATTCGCGGCAGTCATCACGCAAGGCTGGAAGGATGACGGCAAGCCCATCCGAAAATATCTGGGATATTACACGACGCGCAAGGATGCACTTGCCGCATTGGCCAACTACAATGCAAAGCCGTACAAAATCGATGGCCACGGCGTCACACTCGCCGCACTATACGCCCGCTGGACGGCGTACAGACAAGAGCGCGATAAATCTGTCCCGCGGAATTACAAAGCCGCTTACAAGCGTATGGAGCCGCTCTACAGCGTACCTTTTGTTGACATCACGACATTGCAATGGCAAGACTTGATAGACAGCTGCCCAAAAGCCCCATCGGCAAAACTCGTAAAAGTATTAGCAAATCTATTGTACAAATACGCCGCCCTGCTCGACATCACATCAGACAATCGCGTGACGCAAGTCGAGACACCCGCCGTTGCTAAAAGTACGAAGCACAAGCCATTTAGCCATGATGAAATCCTTGAGCTATGGGCTCACGCCGATGACTTCGCCGCCCGCTATGCGCTGATCATGTGCTATAGCGGTATGCGCCCGACGGAGGTCATCAAGATCAAGAATCAGAACGTACACCTAGACGATCACTACATGGTGGGCGGTATCAAGACGGCAGCAGGAAAGAATCGTCAGATTCCCATCGCGGATAAGATCATGCCATTCATTCGGCAGATGTACAGCCCTGAACGCGAATATCTGCTTGTCGATGATCTAGGATTCCACCCGCCCACACTGTCATTCTTGCGTAATCACTACTGGGATATATCTGACATCCCTGCGATCAAAAATCATCTGCCGCATGACGGGCGGCATACGTGCGAGACGGCACTTGACAATGCCTGTGTGTCGAAGCGGACCATCCAGCTTATCATTGGACATGCCGGCCGCGATATTGATGAGCGTGTCTACACACACAAGACAACACAGCAGCTAATAGATGCGATAAACCTTATTTAA